AGCACAGTTATGGATTTTTTAATTACTGAATACAACGATCCCAATTTGATCTATAAGATGTTTTCTGTTAAAATAAATGATCTGGTAGGTAAAACCGTCACAGTTAAAAACGTATCCTATGACAACTTTAGTGTATACACTAGACGGTTATTTAAAAATTATGTGATTGAACTAAAATGAAAATTGTTGAATTTGATATTGTGTTTTTAAGCTATGACGAACCTAATGCAGATCTGCATTACGCTGATCTCTGCGCCAAGGCGCCTTGGGCCAAACGTGTACACGGAGTCAAAGGCAGCGACCATGCACACAAGGCCGCAGCCAATCTTTCAGAAACTGAATGGTTTATAACTGTAGACGCTGATAACATAGTAGATCCTAGTTTCTTTAATTTAGATCTCGACATGACTGATCCTAAGATAGAAGTTTATGGGTGGTGCGGCCGAAACAAAATCAACGGACTACGTTACGGCAATGGTGGAATAAAAATCTGGAAGAAAGATTTTGTTCTCAATATGAAGACGCATGAAAATTCAGAAAGTGATCGAGGCCAGGTAGATTTCTGTTGGGAAGATGGATATCGTAATTTTCCAAGAGTCTACAGTGAAAGCATTATTACAGGATCGCCGTTTCAAGCATGGCGAGCAGGATTCCGTGAAGGGGTTAAGATGACGCTGCTTGATGGAGTGCGTGTGCCACCACAGGAAATCAAAGAACGTATTTGGTGGCACAATATACATCGTCTTCGAATGTGGTCAACAGTTGGGGCCCATGAAGAACACGGGTTATATGCAGTGTACGGTGCAAGATTAGGCACATGGATGACCAACTGCACCAATTGGAATTACGTTGATGTTAGAGATTTTGAGATCCTTAAAAACATATATCAAGAAAATGTTTTGCACGGCAGTTTAGAAGCAGATATAAAAGACCTAGGAGCTAAATTAAAAACTCATCTAGGCCTAGATTATCCTTACCTAGATGCAGCACAAAGCAAGTATACAATAGATTTATACGACGAAACAATAAATCTGGGGTTAACCTACTTCAGACAATAATGTACGATATTATTTTTATCAGTTATAACGAACCCAATGCAGATGCAAACTTTGCTAAGTTAAAAGCACGGTTTCCATACGCTCAGAGAATCAACGGAGTCAAGGGAATCCACCAAGCACATATTGCAGCTGCCAAAAAATCATTCACTAAGATGTTTTGGGTAGTAGATGGAGATGCTGAAATTGTCGATATGTTTAATTTTGATTATGTGGTTAGTAAATATGATCTAGAATGTGTGCATGTATGGCGTAGTCAAAATCCAATTAACAATTTAGAATACGGGTATGGCGGTGTAAAACTATTGCCTAAAGCATTAACAACAAAATTAGATATCTCAACGCCGGATATGACTACCAGCATTAGTCCTTTGTTTAAGATAATGCCAGAAGTCAGCAACATAACAGCATTCAATACAGATCCTTTTAATACTTGGAAATCAGCATTTAGAGAATGTTGTAAATTAGCCAGTAGAGTTATTGATCGACAAGACGATACAGAAACTAACCAGAGGTTGGTCGCTTGGTGTACATTAAATGATGCAGTACCATACGGATTCTATTCATTTTTAGGAGCCGAAGGTGGAAAGGCATACGGTGAAACTAATCGTAGTGACCCTGAAAGTCTTAAATTAATAAATGACTTTGATTGGTTGCAGACTCAGTTTGAATCGGTCAAGGAAAGAATAAGTGGACGATAAAGCCCGAATACAAAAATTCATTCCTATCATGAATGAAATTTCACCTACGTTTTGCATGGCCAAGTGGCACCATACAACTATCTATTTACAAACAGGTGAAACACATAGTTGCTATCACCCAGCTCCTCATAAAATTCCGTTGGATGAGATCATTATAGATGCAGGTGCGTTACACAATACCAATCAAAAGAAACACGAACGACTAGAAATGCTCAACGGTGGAAAACCTAGTGGTTGTAATTACTGCTGGAATATTGAGGCTATGGGAGACGACTACGTCAGCGATCGTAAAGAACGAAACTCGACAATTTACACCTCAGAACGATTCTTGCAGATTCGAGACGGTGACTGGGATCAAAACATAAATCCTCAGTATATCGAAGTTAGTTTTGGTAACGAATGTAATTTTAAATGCGGATATTGCCATCCCAAACACAGCAGTGCTTACTACAAAGAGATTAAGGATCATGGCCCTTACACTATGGTTAAGAATCATCGCAACGATATCGACTGGTTCCAAATTTACGAAGAAGAAACCAATCCTTACGTTGAAGCATGGTGGCGTTGGTGGCCCGAAGTTCGTAAGACATTAACTATACTACGCATCACCGGTGGAGAACCGTTATTGCAATCTAGCACATGGAAACTGTTGGATGATTTATTGATTAATCCGTTGCCCGATCTCGAACTAAACATCAATACAAATTTTGGAGTTAAACCGATTCTACTCAATAGACTGGTAGAAAAAATTAATAATTTGATCGCCAACGGATGTATCAAAGATTTTAAAATTTTCACAAGCATGGATACTTGGGGAGCTCCTGCAGAATATATTCGTACAGGATTGGATTTAACTGGTTGGGAACGTAACTTAGATACGTATCTAACTAAGACTGCATTGCCGATTACATTTATGTGTACCTTTAATATTCTTACAGTGACCAACTTCCAAAGTTTGTTAGAAAAAATACTGGAATGGCGTGTAAAATACAATGGCTTTGATCAAAACAAGTGGCAACGTATTCGATTTGATACACCCTTTTTAAAAGAACCCTTGCAGTACGACATGAATTTATTGCCTAAAGATGAATTTATGCCTTACATGATAAGCCACCTAGACTTCATTCTAGCCAATCTAGACGATAAAAATCGCAGCAAATTCAACGACTTAGAGTACGAAAAATTTCTAAGAGTTGTAAAATACATGGAATCAGCTATCTATACCCCAGAAAAGCTGTTAGAAGGCAAACGCGACTTCTTTAATTGGTTTACCGAATACGATCGAAGAAGAGGAACAAATTTTATAAAAACCTTTCCAGAATTAGAAGAATTTTATTTTGAATGCGGACAACTATGAGCAAGAGCAGTACATTTTGCATTAAGCCGTGGATACATATCTACTCCAACCCAGACGGATCGGTATTACCGTGCTGTATCGGTGACTATCGACTTCATTTAGGAAACATCCAATCCCAATCCATCGAAGACGTTTGGAATGGTGAAAAATATAGGACAATGCGAACAAAAATGCTCGCCGGAGAAAAATGCGACGAGTGCGCCGCCTGTTATAATATCGAAGAGTCTGGAGCAATTAGTCCTCGGCAGACATTTATAGATAAATTTAAAAAATATATTCCATTGGCCGACACTACAAATTCTGACGGATCAGTTGAAATGAATTTAAGATACTTTGATGTTCGATGGAGCAATATCTGTAATTTTAAATGCAGGAGTTGCAGTAGTACTTACTCGTCGAGTTGGGCCACTGAAGATAATAATAAGGGGGATAGTAAAAAAATTTTTATATTTGCCGGCGGCGATAATAATGATGCTCTGTATAATCAATTTTTACCGCATTTTGAAAATATTGAAGAATTTTATTTTGCAGGAGGCGAACCTCTTCTTACTGACAAAAATTATGATATTTTAGAATATTTAATTTCTATCGGTAAGACTGATGTAAAAATACACTATAATACAAATTTAAGCAATTTAAAATATAAAAACAAATCGATAGTTTCGCTGTGGAAACATTTTTCAAACATAGAATTATATGTCAGCTTAGATAGTTGGGGAGATCGAGCTGAATATATTAGAGAAGGAACGGAGTGGAGCGTCATCGAAGCTAATCTGCGATTAATTAAGCAAGAGCTTCCCCGAGTGCAACTATGCTCAACAACGGTAGTATCTTCGTTTAATGTTAGTACGCTTCCTGAATTTTTTACCTACATTTTAGAATCTAAACTATTCAATATTAATAATTTTTATCCATCATTATATAGTTTAATTAACCCTGATTTTTATAGCTTCTCTATTTTAAATAATGAATTAAAATCAAATATTATTAATAAATTATCAAAGGCAAAGTTTAGTCCTGCTGTTAATAAGCGAATACAAGATGTAATTTTATCTTTAAAACAGTCAACATATGATGAGCAATTATTACAAGAATTTAAAAAAATAACATTTGAGTATGATACACTGCGAAACAGGAACTTTTTAGAAACCTTTCCTGAATTAAACAGTATGTTTACTTCGAACTAAAAATATCAGTCAATAGGTTTTCAAACTTTGATATCTGTTCTTTTCTATGTTTGTTTTCAAC